AGCTTCGTTGCCCGTGGATATTAACTTTACGCCATTAATGCTTGTATATGTAGCCATCTGAACCTACCTGAAAAGTTCTATAGAAGTTATTATATTTGAATTACCGTGTTTAAGCAACAAGTGTCCACTCTGGGTCATCTGAGGGAGTTATTTCTGTCCAGTTTGGATCTTGCGTGGGATCTATAAGAACCCAATTTGGATCTTGAGAAGGAATTATTAAGCCATACACCATTACCTGCCCAACCAAAGCCTTTATCTCCAAACCCGTTACGGAAACGCCGAATTTAAAATCTACGTCTTGTCCCGTAAGAGCAAACGAACCCGCATCTGCAACAATTTCTCTGCCATGTCGTAGAATGGCAGTTTGACCTGTAAGCGCGAAAGAACCTGCATTTGCAGGTACTTTAACAGCTTTTTGCAGAGTTACGTCTTGTCCTGTAATAGCAAACGAACCCGTATTGGCAAGTAATACAACCCCGTTTTTTAGATCAACGTCTTGTCCTGTAATAGCAAACGAACCCGTGCCGCCAACCAGAGCGCGTCCCTTGTTGAGATTTGCATTTTGCCCTGCAACGGCAAACGAACCTGTACCCGCAGAAAGGTTAAGTTCTTTTCTAAGGTTAATTGTTTGGCCCGTGAGAGCAAAAGATCCGTTATCAGGAAATAATATTCCCCCTGATACAAACGTAACAGCTTGTCCTGTAA